GGTGGAGCCATCCTTGCAGCAGATGACAACAACTTGATTGCTTCAGGTGTCTTGTTTTTCGATGACACTGGCAACATCTCCTCTATGGGGCCCGATCTCTACCCAGACAACTTCGGCAAACTAGACGAGTCCAGGGTAGTCATCAATGACCAGATGTATTTTGTAGTGTTTGCATCTGGTGTTCCTATTGCGAATTACCAGTGGACGGTGACCGTACGTATACGTTGCCGGGCTGTCACATTAAATGTGAAGGACTTCATGGCCATCGCCATTACATCGGTATCGAACGACTGAGGCATTTCGAAATGGATGCTCTCACTGACTCGGCAGCCGTGGCTCTTTGCGGATTAGCCCAGAAGGCTCTTGAGGAGAAGGGAGTGGATCCACTTCTTGCAGCTGCATTTGCTGAGCGAGCATGCCGCCCCCTGGTAAGGCGAGGTGTTCGAACAGCAGGAAGAGTTGCTCGAACAGTGGGAGGCAAGGTCAAGCGCAAGGCATCAGCATACAACAAGAAGTACGCCAAGGCCTACAAGGCACTCAAGAAGAAGCACCCCAGGACACCGTTCGCCGCCCTGGCTAAGAAGGCGCATGCAAAAGCAAAGAGGATGAAGTGAATGGTTGAAGACGTCAAGCCCCGTCAGTTGGTCAAGCAGATTCCCGGTTCTCTATTAATCTACGCCGGATCTGCAGGGACTAGTTTCGCTACTAATGGCTGGGATGTCATAGACGTTCACCCGGTTCCCACAGGAGTCTTTTGGGTCTATCGTACCTACATCGATCTATCTGGATATACTGTCGATGATCTAACCATGTTTACCAAAGGTGTGGACATTCAGAAACAAGCGTTACCCCTTACCCTAGTAACAAATGCAGCATTAGGATGGAATGAGTATGACATCCTTACAACTAGGAGAATTACAGATGATGAAATCACAGCGCTCGTAGGTGCTGATGGACCCGGGTTCGCACTCTCGACAGTTGACCTTCAACAAGTAATCTACGGGGAAGTCGATCAACTGGCTGTCAATGGCACCATCCTCGGCACTTTCATTCGAACAAACAGGGATACCTTTGGTTCTGGTGTCCCCACGGCGATGAATAAACTCCATTGGACTAGAGTACTTTACGTACCCGGACCAGGACCCACTGAAGCGGACAGTTGGACGATCGCCCCCACCAACCTTGTTATCGATGCGGTCACAGCCAAGGAAGAGGATTTAGTTTGGGTTGAGCGTGTGAGAAGGTCATACGAACTCCAAGAGGCACTTTGATGGCCAAAAAGAAGAAAGAGGAAGAAGAAGACGCCTGGCTCTGGATGAGTCGACCCTTCTCTCCTGGTTCAGTCTCAGTACCCTCTGCTCGAACAACTGCCAATCAAGTACTGGAATGGGACACGATAAAGGGAGGAACCAGGAAGGGTTCGATCTCATCCCTAGGTCCGGGCTTGTCAGCGGGAGAGCAAGCTACATTTTGGTTTCAGCAACAATCCCTTCAGGGTGGTGCCTTTCCTGCCTACTTGTACTATGGGCGAGCAGGGCTATTAGATCCAAAGGCACCCGTTGAAGCCTATGGGTATGGTGGCTTTTTAGGATTTAGCGGTTGGAAGAGAGGCATCGTCGGCGGTGTCGTCGGTGGCATCATAGGATTTTCCGTGGGGGGTATGGCTCTTACAGTGATAGATCCTCAAGACAAGTGGGAAGGTGGATATGATGAGACAGCAGACTATCAGCAATTTGAAAGAGATTACGGTGAGATGAGGGCGCCTTGGAAGACCCAGTACATCCCCACGCATTAGTCTGGTATAGGTAGGTGTGAAGCCCAATGAGTGTCCAGAGCGCTCTGACAATTCGTATAGTATGCACATAGAGGACAGCAGTAGATCACTGAATCAACTCACAAGGATGACACTTACAATACGGGCATTCTACAAACGGGGACAAAGTACACTTCAACCATTGTTTGCAATTCATTCGCAACACCACTTGTGTCCAGACTGAAAACACATGTGCCTGGTACATCCACACTTCTTACACTTCATTCTTTCAACTCCTTCTCGAAGGCTTCGATCTTCTCTCGATACAGCTCTAGAGTCACCTCTAGGTATTTCTGACGCTCGAACACTTCTTGAACTGACATATGCTCACCCTTACGCACGGTCCAATTGCTTTTCAAAGCATAATCGCAGAGTAATTTGTCGATACACCTGGATCTATCCCCCTTTGCGATGCTCACATATCCCTCATATCCCATTTCACTCAGGCTCACTGACACTACTGGCATGAGCCGTCCACTTGATAGTTCCTATTAATTGTTGCTATGAGCGATCTACGCAGCAGCGCAGTCCTTCATTTACATTCAAATTACCAAGCAACGCTGTAGTGCGCACTGGCACCCTCGCCTGCAACGCAGGCCGAGGATAGCCCTTAGGCGTTGCGTACAACGAGACACGTAAGGGGATAGTGAACTATTTACACCGACCACGCATCCGAGGAGGCATGGCACGCAGCAAGACCAGCACTTTTACCCTGACCGAACGGATTAGCAGCGCTACCGCTGCTGGAGGTACATTCACTGGAACTCTAGACATCGGGGGACTTGTGGATGTCGCAGACAGGCAGGGATTGGCCGTGGAATCTGTAGACTTCATCCTTCAGGCATACAATACCGCCACCGACTCCTACAGCACAGACCTACAAGGTGTTGCTAGTGGGGATCAGTCATGGGACTTCCAACTAAGCGATCTAAACCCCGGTGGAGCCATCCTTGCAGCAGATGACAACAACTTGATTGCTTCAGGTGTCTTGTTTTTCGATGACACTGGCAACATCTCCTCTATGGGGCCCGATCTCTACCCAGACAACTTCGGCAAACTAGACGAGTCCAGGGTAGTCATC